GAACATGTCGTTGTTGTCGCGACGGCTCACAACACCGGCGCGGGGGACATTGCGTTCCCGGAGGAGCCGCGCAGCCATGAGCACCAGCCAGGCCTCCAACTGACGGCGCCAGAATCCTTTGCGCGGAATCAGCCGCATCACTCCCCCTCCTCAGCCTGGCGGGTGGAGGGCAGGGCAGCCAACCACTCGCGTATGGCGCGGAATTCTGCGTTGCGGTAGCTGCCGAAGGCGTAGATGAACGGCTTGCGGTGGTTGTGGCCATCGCGCGCCAGGAAGTCCTTGCAACCCTGCTCCGTGAAGCAGGCGGTGACGAAGACGTCGATCTCCTTCATCGCGAAGCGCTCCCAGCCTTCAGGAACGTCGCGACATCCGTCGTACAGCGCCTCCAGTCGACGAGCTTTGGTATCGCTGGCCACAGCGTAGTCGTCATCCACGTTGACCCACTCGATGTAGTCATAATCGTGGTCTGGCGATGTCACGATCGCCTGCTTCTTCATCACAGCGAAGAGCGGAGCGTCCGTGCAGCGGTTGTCCTGGGTGCGGATCATCTGTCCAGCTTCCAGCAACTCTCTAGGCACGCTCACCGCGTCGGGATGCTGGGGTGGGAGGGCGTAGAGTGGCTGGGCCTCTTCGTGCTCAATCTCGTCCGACATGATGCGTTCGTACATGTCGCGCTGAAATTGCACCTTTTCCCGATCCACGCCGATCTCATATTCACCAGCAACAGGCACGCACCACGCCACTGGCTCCTGCCCCCTGATCGCGTCGAGCTCGGCGCGGAGCTGGTCGCGGTCTTGGTACAGCTCGACGATCTGGTCATGCAGTCTGGCGTTCTGACCAGTCACGCGGCTGCATTCAGATTCCAGGCTGTCGCGTTCCTCGCGGAGCTGGTCGCGCTCGGCCTTCAGGTTCCATACCCAGTCCACGAACCGGCCAAGGTCTGGCATCTGCTCCATGTTCACATCGCTCATCGGTCGTTCTCCTGGGGCGGGGTGGGCGCTGGCTTGTTCCAGGACTGGGCCAGGCCTTCGGTGGAGAAGGCCTCCACGGTGCGGTTGCACTTCGGGCAGGTGAGACTCAGAAACCCGGAGTGCCGCATCCCCATCAACTCGCCTTCATGGCCGCAGTGACACGGCTTGATCTTCTCGCTCATGCCTCGCCCCCATTCCCCGCCTCAGTTGTAACCCCCTGGTTTACACCTGCCAGGTGAGGGTTAAGGCGCAGGAGTTCGTCGAGGCAGGCGTTATGGGTAGAAGCCTCTATATGCTGGCGGGCGTACCACTCGGGCATCGTGGCGAAACCGGCAGGGTCCGGGAACTGCTTCCGCTCCGGCAGCACGACAGCCTGCTGCTGTTCGGATGCAGGCGGGGTGGGGGCTCCTTCGACGAATGCGCGCAGCTCCTTCACGAAGTCGTGCTCTACCTCCGGGTCGAACGACGCAAAGCCTTCATCCATGCCCATCCGGTAACGCCGCTCCAGGCAGAACTCGACCATGCCGACCAGGGTTGAGCGGGCCTCCTCGGACATCTGCTCCAGCACCCCAGCAGCAGATGGGGCTATGTGCGGCTCGCCCATGCGGGTTTCGCCCTGAGCATCCAGCACGAGCTGATCGATACGCTGATCCAGCACGCGCACCTTCTCTTCAGCCTCCAATGCGCGGCGCTTCCAGATGGCCACATCCTGACGCGCACCGACGTAGGCATCGGTCATGTCAGCAGCAGGCGGGGCGGAGAGCGCGGCGCGGGCCTGCCAGCCTTCCCATGCGCACTGAAGAGTGTCGTCGCAGTACTCTCCGTAGCGCGGGTGGTCCACCGGGAGCGCGTCGCGGACGTATTGCAGCGGGGACCCGGGGCGTTCACGGCGTACCCAGGCCTCGAATGCCTCCCGCTCCCCCTGCACCTGCGCGGCGAAATTCGCGGGGTCAACTTCGTCGGCGTTCATGACGGAGCTAGCCAGCAGGTCGCTCGGGAAATACTCCTGCACCTGCGCGGCGGGAGGGGTGGCACTGGCCATGTCCCAGACTTGCCGTGCCATGTGCTTCACGTTCGTCCAGCCGTTCTCTACGACAGACGCATAGGCCTTCTCGAAGGCTTCGTCTTTTCCCTTGCTCACGATTTTTTCTCCTGGCGCCTCATGGCGGCGAAGTGCTCACAGATCTTCACGCTCAGCTCTTGGGCGCCAATGCTGGGATGGGTTCCTACGATGCGATTGGCCTGGCGGAGCAGTTCGAGGGTGGAGGCCAGTTCGGCCTCCAGTTGCACGCGGGATTTGGTGAGGCCGGTCATGGCTGAATCCTCCGAAAGCTGATCGCCCATACCCAGGGGTTGGCGTCCCAGCTCACGGCACCATTCACCGATACCCACAATTCGCGCCAGGCATCGAAGGGATCGATCCAGTTGCCTGGGCCAGGCTCGTTCTTGAAGGGGTGGTAGTAGTACTCGCCATCGCCATGGTGGATACGGTGGATGCCCTCGGCGATGTAACGGCTTTCGAAGGCCGTTTCGCCTTCGCCATCCAGTAGGCGCTCCACGCGCACGTCGGTGATCTCCAGCAGGATGCGGGAGGCCCAGCGGGGCATGTGGATGCTTGGTCTGGAGCGCCAAATGCGATGCGGGTCAGCCGCTGCGAATGAGCCGTTTCGGAGACCGTTCGGGTAGTGGCGGTTTGGCTCGTTTGGCGGCTCTCCATCTGCCGCGAAGTGGATACGCTTCGACCCGAGCCAGGTGTCGACGTCGCCTTCTGGGTAGGATGCGCTCCACGCTCCTGCCTGCCAGAAGTTCTCGCGGACCCACAGCAAGTCACCAACCTGGCCGTATGGACAGAACTGGGCGTAGTAGCTGGCATCGTTCGGATGGATAGGTCCATCGGATGGCAGGTAGTGGCACTCCTGCGCCTCGGCTCCCCAGTTGATGAGCTGGAGTGCTCGCGGTTTCAGTTCTCGCCGCGTTGCCCACTTGCGGTCATCCAGGATGCCGAGTACCGAACTGCCGCTGAAGATGATCGGGCGCTCTTTGCGCTGAAGGCCGGTCATGGCAGCAGCTCCGCAGGGATCTGGACTTCGTCGCCGAGATTGGCGGCTACGATGGCGCGGCAGACTGCTACCAGATACTCCTGTGCGGTAACCACTGGCCACCCTTCAAATGCTGGCCCGCAGTACGCCCAGACTGAAACAAGGCTCTCCCCATCCCAATCAGATCCGACTGTGATCTTGAATTTCTTGATCAGCCTGCCGGCTTGACTCCATTCGGTCGACGGTCTCCATGACGTTGCGGCGTACCCGTCAGGGAATACCCACGCCATGTTCATCGGGGCGTCCTCATTCGACGCGAACCTGTACGGTTTGCGTTCGCCTCCAATGGCGACGGCAACCATCAGATCCAGCACCTCGCCAATCAGCTCGGCTGTACGTACAGTTTTCATCTGGCTCATGCTGCTTGCTCCCTGAGTTCGGCGCGATGTAGCTTCAGCGCTGCCTTGTAGCTGGCTTTGGCAAGCGCGGCGGTCGGAGACCATTCACCCTCGACATCGCGGCTAGACCAGCTGAAACCTTCGCGTGTGCGGTACATGCGGTATTGCCGCTGGCCGTCGCGATAACGCTGCTCGCGATGAGGGCGGTTGATCCCCAGGAACTCGTGGAATTCGCAGGTCCACTCCTCGTCGTAGTAGCGATCCCATTTGGTGCGGCGCGGCGGCTTCGGCAGCTTGTCGGTCATCTCGCCGTACACGATTCCGTCCATGGGGTGATAGCGGCCAGGTTGGCGTTTCACGTCCTCATCGAGCACGATTCCGATGTGGTGGCCGAAGTCGGTGGTGATCACGCCTGGCTTGCCGTAAGCCACTACTCGCCGGCCTCGGCAGGCTGGGACTCCGTAGTGCTGGCGGACATACTCGAAGTTGTTGTCGGACACGATTCTTCCCTCCAGCGCTGCGCGCAGAGTGGGTTGGGGATGGGGTGGGTTAGGCTGTTGCTTCTAGGTAAGCGGCTATGAACTGCGTCGCCGCATTTGCGTCAATTGCGTTTCCGTAGGCGCGCAATTGGTCCACTCGGCGGGGATATTCATCAGCCAGCGGGAATGTTCCGGGCTCAACCGGCCGCCGCTTACCGTCGAGGCATCGTACGTAGCCAGGCGAGCCTGCATGGCTAGGGAGATCTGGCGACCTGATTGGATGCGCCGAAGAACTCCCGGCAGCAGGCAATCCGCCTTCTTCCCATCCGATGCCATCGGCGTCCGCCACAAAGAAAAATCGCTCGCGAGGGTGGTGCGAACCCGCGCACGCGGCCTCGATAGGCAATCCCCCCATGGCGTAACCCATCGAGACCAGGTCACTTCGCACAAGGCTGACCCATTCAGGCGCTCGCGCAACCTGCTCTCCAAATACGACTGCAGGACGACGCTGCCTGATGAGCCAGGACCAGGCTGGCCACAGGTGGCGCGGGTCATCAAACCCAGCTCCTTCGCCTGCCGAGGAGAAAGGTTGGCAGGGACATGAGCCGGTCCAAACAGGTCGATCATCTGGCCAGCCGGCGCGGCGAAGAGCGAGAGACCAGACGCCGATGCCGGCGAAGAAGTGGCACTGGGTATAGGGCTTGAGGTCATCGGGGTGTACATCCTCGATTGAGCGTTCATCGACATCACCTGGCGTTATGTGGCCAGCGGCAATCAGGTTGCGGAGCCACTGGGCGGCGTAGGGGTCGATCTCGTTGTAGTAGGCCGCCATGCTTTCTCCAGGTCGATCGCATCCTTTCCGCTGGTGCGGATGGATGGGGTGGGGTAGGTTTGGGGTTCCGGCTCGGGGCCGGCTCAAGGAGGGGACGATGCCAATCGAATCGCAGGTCTTGGATGCCAGCTACCGCGGATACGACTATTCGCTGACAATCGCCAGGCACCAGAACGGCTTCACCGTCGAGGTTGATATTCACGTAGATCGCTATCCGACACGCCCGGAAGGCGGGCTACATCCGGATTACGAGGCAGCCAAGAAGAAGGGCTCGGAGCTGGCGCAACGTTTGATCGATCAGTTGATCAACAGCTAGCCACATCTTCCTGCCGGTCGAGATGCTGCGATTCAGCCTCACCCTGCAGCCGAAGTTGGCGCGCCACGCTTTCCGATATCGCTATTTCGTGGCGCGGCACGGCGAGGAACCGCTTGGCGCCCTCAGGCCCAAGCGCATGGATGTTCATGATCAGCAGCTGGATGCACTCGGCGATCTCGCTGATCGCGCCCCAGTTCATGAGGTCACGGATCATCGCCAGGATGCCTGGCCGCACGCGGTGCCGGAGCTCAACCTCACCGCGCTCCTTGCGCCGCGCTGCTGCGTCGGCTGATCGTTGCTGGCTGGTCTTGGCCATGGTCAGCGTTTCTCCGGGAACTTCAGGTTGAAATGCTTGCAGACCCTGAGGAACACGCCGTCGGTGAGGCGCGATGCCCGACGGGCTTCAAGGCGTGTTAGCCCGATGGCTAGATAGGCTTCCAGCTTCTCCCTGTACACCTCATACCGCTCTAGGTGGGAGGTGTTCCGGCCATCCTGGAACTCGATCCCGTGCTCCTGGGCGAAGAGAGAAAGGCGTCGTCTATCGATCCCCACCTTCTCCGCCACAGTGGTGAGCGTGTAGCTCGCCGCCAGCTCACGAATCGTGGGAAGCTTGGCCATGGCCTCCTCGTGCCGTCGTTCCTGCGGGGTTGGCTGCCTGTCGGCCAGGGCGAGGGCCTTGAGGTGTTTCTTCAGCTCGCCTCGCGCCTTGGCCAGGGCGTATCGCCGCGGGAACCGTTCGGGGTCTATTCCGCTGGCGCTGCCCAGCATGGCCACCTGCTGCTCGTGGCTGCGGATGCAGCCGGTGGAGAGCATCACGCCACCTGCTGCGCCGGATGGCGCTTGAAACGCATGACGCACAGTCCTGAGCGAAGCGAGATGTGCTCGGGCTGGGTGTAGCCGAAGCGGCGGGCGAGGGCGGCGGTGTCGCGCATGTTCTTGCCGGCGAACTCTTCGATGTCGGCGGCGGGGTGCTGGCGCTGCTGCATGATGCTCTCCTTCAGCCTTCGAGGGCTTCAGTGGACTGGCGAACGAGATCGGTGAAGCGCTCGAGCTGGTTCGCTTTGAGGGTGACGGTGATGATCTCTGCGCCTTCGCCAATGGCGGTGCGCACTTGTTCGGGGAGGCTGTCCGCAATCGACTTGCAGGACGCGTAGAGGCTTTCCAGCAGCGGGCGGGGAATCTCCGGCTCCTTCATGGCCTTCACCTTCTCCAGGGTGCTCTGCAGCACCTTGCCGGCCTTGTCGCCGTGCTTGCGCACCACGCTCGCGGCCACGGTGGCGGATACCGCGCCGTCCTTCACCAGCTGCTGCACGTCCGTGTTGGCGTTGCCAACTGTGAGCACCTGGTCAACGTGCTGACGGGTGCGGCCCATCTTCTGGGCGATCTGCTCGTTGCTCCACCCGAAGGCGGCCAGGCGCTTGTAGCCCTCGGCCAGCTCCAGCTGGGTGAGCTTGCGGCCTTCCTGGCTGGTGATGACGCGCAGCACCCGCTCGGCGTCGTTGCCGGTAAAGGCGGTGATGGCGATCCAGGCCTGACCAGAGTCATCACGCGGCAGGCGGCCCTCGGCGTCCAGCTTCAGGTAGGCACGGCGGCGGCGATGCCCGTCCACCACCCACATGCCGCCTTCAGCGCGCGGGCGAACCTCCAGCGGCGGAACCACTCCGCCCTGGTGCAGGTACTCGGCGAGCACCGCAATCGATTGCTCTAGGTCTTCGCCCTCGGCGCGCAGGTTGAAACCCGGCTCCTCGTGGAGGTCTTCCAGGCGAGCCTTCATCGCGTCTGCGCGCTTCAACTCGCCGTCCCGGATCATTTGCTTGAAGGATTTCGCAGTCATGCGAGGGGCCTCGTAAGTGGGTTGTGTGCATAGGTCGCCGGCCTCACCGGAAGCAGACACTTCCGCAAGGCCTATCCGGCATGGCCGGCGGCGTATGGACTCAACAAAAAAGGGCTGGCCAGCGATGCCGGTCAGCCCTGCCTCCGTACCTGTGTGATCGTCTACTTCATGGCCGCGCCCTCTGCTGTTGCACCTGGGTACCGGTGCCGCTCGCGCTCTCGTTGTTGCTCCGCGCGCGGCGTCATGCGTTGCGCGGTGGCGCCCCGTGTCGATTCGGGGGAGGGGGGATGCTTGCCCTGCTACCGGCAGGGCATCACGAATAATTCCAGTCGTACTCGTTCCAGCAGTCGTGGCACAGGGGGCGTGCTGAAGCGGAGTCCTTGCTCACCCAGCGCCACTTCTTCACGAACACTCCGCAGTCACGACAATGGATGTGATAGTCGGCGGCCTTCCGATCCCGAAAGCGAGCTTCGTACTCGGCCTGCTCCTTTGCCCATTTCGCGTGGCACTCGGCAGTTGTGATGCCATTTTCCGGCCATTGATCATTAGCCATTTCACACCTCGGGCGGTCCCTGCTACCGTCAGGGCGGCGGGTTATTTCTTCGAAGCGCGGCGTTCCGCGCAGCCTTCGCGCCAGCCTGCAATCCAGACCTTTTGCAAGTCGCGCTGGGTGTAGGGGGTCTTTCCACAACGCTTACCGGCCAACCCGGCTTGACGACCTTTTTCGTAGATAGCCGACGTGTCGACGATCATTCCTTCCTCCGTTCTGCCCTACATGGCAGGTATCTGGTGCCGTCAGGGCGGCGGGTTAGGCGCGCTGGGCTATCTGGTAGCCGTGCTCGAAGTGCGCTTGTTCCTCGTCACTCCGACCGGGTCTCGGGTTGCAGTACGTCGGCGCATGGATCGTGCACCCGTTGCCGATTACCTTGCGGTTCTCCGGCTCATCGAGGTACGCGTGAAATCCATCGACCCAGGCCTTCGCGTCCTTGCGGCGCGGGATGTTTGCCGATCCGCTGCGGGTGTTGTTGCCGGAGTCGTATCCGCCTGCAACGCACTTGCCATTGGCGTCGTACACATACCAGCAAGGAACGTGATTGTGGTCGGCAAACTGGCCCCAGCAGTGAATGCGCCAGATGTAGGCCGGCTGGTTTTCGATGCGGAAGCCGCGATAGTTCATCTCCTTCCTCCGTTCTGCCCTATCGGGCTGTGGTGTGGCTGCATGGGTGGGTGATCTTGCCGGGCGCTACTCCGGCTATCCTCGTGAGGCCGACAAAGCCTTCCTCTCCGGTCCCGGCTCTAGCCCCTGCAGGCATACCGAGCGTCGCTCATGTGGCAGGTATTGCAGGCGGTTATTCAGGTGTGCGCCTATCCGTTGCACTGCGTGTCTGCTTTCCACGCCGCAGATCATCCACCGATGCAGCCAGGGCCTTGCGGCCCTGGTCATAACCGCTACGCAGCTTCTTCCGCGCACTGAGCTTCCAGCTCGCAACACCGCGCGTAGTGATCCATCGCGATCGGCATGTGGTAGCTGTCCAGAGGCCACTTGCTTACCTTGCAGCCCTGACCAGCGGGGCAATGGAAAACGAAGAGCTCCCCGGCGTCCTTGTCCATTTCCATGCTTACTGCGGCGCCAGTTGCGAAGGTGTCCTTGATGATCGTGGTCATGGCTTCATCCTCTGTTGTCATCCCAAAGCCGCCTCAGCGAAGCGGCTTCAGTGATGCTTTCCCGCAAACCTCCGCGCCGGTAACCGGTGGCGGACGCATTGCGTATTTCGGTGTCGTCCACAGGGTTCAAACGCCGTCTGGCACCTGTGGATCTCTGCTGGTTGTTAAAGAGCGGCGCCCTTTCGGGCTGGCCGGCGGTGTTCTGCTGGCGTGAGCTAAATTTAGCCCCAGGCTAAATGGTTGGCAATAGCTCACAGCTAAATATTTTCTTGTGATCGAATTCGACCTTCGCCCTATTGCCGGACTTAGCATTCTGCTATTACTGTACGAATATCCAGTAGTGAGGAGTAAGCCAATGGCCAAGCAGAAGACCCAGAAGCAACCCGAACGCCGCGTGATGAGCAGCCGTGAGCGCCTGGGCTTGAGGGTGTCGGAGATGATCAGTTCGCCGCTGGCGCAGCTGAACCGGCGCGTGACGATCCACCGGCTGGACACGGACGAGGATCAGGCGTGGGAGGAGGTGATGGAGCTGCTGGCCGAGACGGATGGAATCGAGATGGACTTCAACGACGACGGCACCGTCACGCTGCAGTGGGCGCAGCAGGAGGAGGGCGACCCGGAGGTCGAGGAGGAGGACCTCAAGGTGCTGTGGAAGGAGTCGGTGGAGATGCCGGCCCCCTTTTGATCATGGCCGTTCTGGCGCGAGCACTGTCTCGCGCCAGTCCCTGAACTCGTACTTGGGCGGCACGACACAACGAAGGTTCAGCGGAGCCAGGCCAGGGCGAATGACCTGCAGCCCTTCCACCCGGCCGAGCACATTCAGGTCGGTGTCCTTCATCTGGTAGTGCCAGGCTCCATCGACCCAATCGTGCCAGATGACGCCGAGGCGGTTGTATGTCAGGCCCGTGATATGGCCTTCCAGGACGGTGCCCAGCAACTGGTCGCCTTCCAGTAGCTCGTAGTAGTAGCGGGGGTTGAAGTAGACCTCTGCGGCGATCCCTTCCTCGACGTGGAACGAGTAGGCTCCCAGGGCGCGCGTGACCAGCTCCTGGCGATGTCCCAAGCCGATCACCCCGGAGTGGTAGAACTCGTCGGCTATTTCGAGCAGGGCCTGGTAGTGGGCGTCAGGGCTATAACGAAAGGTGTAACTGTCATCGAGCGCTCCCTGCCAGTTGTCGAGCAGGAATCGGCGGCGTTCTCGGATATCGCGGTTGTCCATGGTGCGGATAATGTTTCTGTATGGATATACAGTATCTGCCCGCCGCCGCAGTTCAGCCACTCTCACCCGACGGGCAGCGGCTCCACCAGGTGCGCGCCTTGGTTGCGCACGTTGCCCACGGCGCGGTCCACCTGATACCACTCGAAGACATCGGGGCCTTCGCCGGCGGCCAGCATCTCCTCGGCGCGTTCGCGCGGCGTGGCCGGGTCCAGCCATTCCCGGGCGAGGGCAGGGGAGAACGCAACCGGTCGGCGGTCGTGCACATCGACCATGCCGCCCAGGGCATCGGCGGTGATGATCACGAAGCCGTCGTCATCACGCGGCTCGTCATGCACCTGGCCGATCGAGGCGCAGAGGGTAGGGGTGCCATCCCGCCGCCGGATGAAGTAAGGCTGTTTCTTCGGCCCGCCCTCATCGACCCACTCGAACCACCCTGACACCGGGCAGAGCAATCGATGCGGCCAGATGGCCCTGAAGAACGGCCCGTGCGCGACCTTCTCGGCACGGGCGTTGATCGGAGCTGCGCGATCCTGGGCCCAATGCGGCCGCCAGCCCCAGCGCACTGGCGCCACGCGCGCATCGCCCTCGAGCGGCAGCACGACCTGCACCTGGGTAGTGGGCGCGACGTTGAACCGCGGCTCGAGCGGCGCACCAGGCGGCAGACTGTGGATGTTCAGGAGGTGGTAGATCTCGGCCCAGGACATGAACTGGGCGACGCGTCCGCACATGGCCTGTCTCCGTCGTCGCGAAACAGGAAGGGTAGACCAGAATGGAAAAGCCCCGCAGTGAGCGGGGCATATTTCACTTCTTCTGATCAATGATATCGTTAATCAGAACTTCCTTTATTTCATACTTCTTCTTCGATGGGATGTATCTTTCCACAACTGTAATATTTGCTGTGAATGAGGTTTTTCCGTGTAGGCTTGACGGATCAATTGATTCGTCGAGTATGAATTTCACCCTGTGATCAACTACGCCCGCTACAGATCCAGCCCAGCCCCTGTCATTGTTGTGCCTGTCGCTGGCGTCAACAATTACTTTAAGTTCGTCATAGCTGTTTGTCTTCTCGGTCGGAAGAGGAGGCTCATAACTATCTGGGACTTTATCGATAATGTCTCTGTCAATTCCAAGCTCAACTAGCTCGGGGACTTCAATGGTTGCGTTCTTATCTTGAGTGGCAGGTTTTAGTACGTTAAATGCATCCTTGCCAAGAGTCTTCTGATCAGGGATCTTCTTGATGACCTCTTTCATTGCCTCCTCATCAAGACCAACACTGCCGCCAGCCTGTATAACAACGCTTTGATAAGCGTTAACAGTGTTGGTTGGTGCGGCATTGCTTCCCGGGGAGAGGATTTGGTATGCGCCAAGCGTAAGCATGCTGCCCACCCCAACTGCCACCAATTCTCTGACCATTCCTTTTTCCTCGACCAACTCTTTTACAAGCTTCTTGGCCCTTTCGGTTCTTTCGTCTGTCCTGCAGACGAATTTAATAATGAAGTCTAAATCAAGGCTTCCACTCTCTAGTCTCTCGACAAATACCTGCGTTTCTGTAACCTTGACAACTTCGAATCTTTTTTCAATAAATCCAGGGGTGCGCTTGATAATGCGTTCCATGGATTTCAAACTTTCTATGACATCCGGAATAGGAACCGGGTCATGAGTTGTATATTTGAATCTATAATGGGTTGTTACTGTGAAGCTTTCAATGGGTCCATCATTGTCTTTTTTAATGGGTTCGGGCGGGGCCTCAGCTACTGCAACATCATCACTCATTTTCACCTCCTTATGCATTTATGTTGATAGCAGCCAATTGGCTACGCCTTTTTGGCATTCCAGATCAGCAGCACCCTGGCGTGGATGGTCACGTCCTTGAGGGGGACTTCCCGGTCCTTGTGCTTGGGGTTGTCGGAGATCAGCTCGATCGTCTCCTTGTCCACCATCTGGAGCCGCTTGATGTACAGGTGGTCGTTCCAGGTGAGGACGTAGATACCGTCGCCGACGAACTCGTTGATTCCGCGGTCGACGATCAGCGGGTCCTTGTCGTTGATGGTCCCCTCCATGGACTGCCCCCATCCGGTGATCATGGCCAGGTGGGCAGGGGAGGTGAAGGTGATCCCGTTCTCCTGGAGATAGGACTCCTTGACGATGACGTTCCGGACCACCTCGGCGTAGTCGGGCGCAACCTGGCCGTGGCCCATGGAAGCGCGGATATCGTACTGAGGGATAAGGATCTCGCCCTTCGTCGCTGGCGCTGGTGCCTGGATGAAGGTGGAGGCGGGCTGATCCTCGGCGGCGCCCAGCAGGCGCTCCTGGGCTTCCTTCGACAGCGCCTTCCCGGCTTTGGTGGCGAGCATGGCGCGAACTAGGTCAGCAGGGGTCTTTCCGCCCGCATGCGGTGCCTCGACTAAACCCTCCGGCTCCGGCTCCCGAAGCTGATCCATCCAGCCCCGCTCCAGGCCTTCCAAACTCTCGATTCGGCGCGCCACGTCGTCGCCCAGATTCTTCTCAGTGCGATCCGACAGGATCTGGCTCAGGTGAGCTGGCGCCATCTCCCACCTCAGTGCGCATGCGTTCTTGCGGCGCGTGCCGATGAGGTTGATGAGGTTCTGCTTTCGAATTGCGTAGATGTCCATTCGGCGATGTTGCCATCCTTTAGCTCCGTGCTAAATGTGCGCACGGCTAAATTTACCTTGCTCGCGCATTAGCCGTGAGCTAAATTTCCTCCTACTTGAAACAGGAGGAATCCTTCATGAATGACCACCTGCGCGACTGGCTCGCGAAGGCTCCAGCCCAGGTCCGCGAGTCGGTCGCCAAAGAAGCCGGCACCACCGTCGGGCACCTCTGGCAACTCGCCGGCGGGCACCGCAAGGCTTCGGCGGATCTCGCCGAGCGCCTTCAGGTCGCCTCCAAGGGCGAGATCACCATTGCCGGCCTTCGCCCCGATCTGCTCGAGCTGGCTCACAAGGTTCTCCAAGGCGTCGCCTGAGCACGTCATCCACGAATACAGGATGGCGTACCACGTAGCGCGCCGCCACGGAAAGAAGAGCGAGGTTTTACGATGGACCATTTTCTGCGAGCCATTCACGACACGGTCCACGACGGCGAGCCGAAGAAGCTTGCTGCCGCTATGGCCATGCCCCATGTCAGCCTGCTGCAGCGAGCCAATCCGGACAACGATGCGCATTGGCCGAACGTGAAACACCTCTACGCGCTGCTGCTTCACTCCGGTGACCTGCGCGCTCTGGCTGCGCTGGCCGAAGAGTTCGGGCACAGGATCGTCCCGAAGGAGGAGGCCAAGGCCAAGGCGATCCCCGCCGCAGTGCTGGGCATGCACACCGAGATCGCTGACGTTACTCGCGCCGTGGCGGACGCCCTGGAAGACAACATCATCACCGAGCACGAACGCCGCCTGGTCCGCCGGGAGATCGAGGATGCCCGCAAGGCGCTCGATACCCTGGAATCCTCGGTGAAGGTGGCCTGATGAGCACTGTGATCATGTCGGCCTGCTGGCCGCTCCAGGGTATGACTGCAACGCAGAAAGCCGTGTTGATCTCGCTGGCGGACAACGCCAACGACGAGGGCGTGTGCTGGCCGTCGGTATCGAACATCTCGCTGCGCACCTGCCTGTCGGAGCGTGCAGTGCAGGGGGCTATCAAGTGGCTGTGCAGTGTTGGGGCCCTGGCCACCAGTGACCGCACCGGTCGCTCCACCGTGTACACGGTGACCCCCGAAGCATATGCACCCCCGCAGCAGCTGCACCCCCGCAGCAAATGCACCCCCGCAGATGGTGCGGGTCTACCCCCGCAGGAGCTGCACCCCACCCCCGCAGATGGTGCACCCCACCCCCGCAGCAGCTGCACCCAGAACCGTAATAGAACCAAAAGAGAACCGTCAGAAGAACCGCAATCCTCTTTGCCGACCGTCCCGGCCGGCCAGCGGAAGGGCAAGCGGCCGACCAAGGCTCAGAGCCAGGAAGCGGAGCTGGCTCGCCAGGAAGCCTGCAGGGCGATCTGGAATGCCTACTCGGCGGCGTACCTCGAGCGATACAACTCCAAGCCGGTTCGCAACGCCAAGGTCAACGCCCAGGTCGGCGACCTGCTGAAGCGCCTCGGCGCCGAAGAAGCGCCGGCGGTGGCCGCCTACTTCGTCTGGATCAACGACTCGTACCTGATGCGCTGCTACCACGAGTTCGGCCAGCTGCTGGCCAAGGCCGAGGCCTACCGCACCGCCTGGGCCACCCAGACCCAGGTAACCGGGCGAACCGCCCAGCAGGCCGAGAAGACCCAGGCCAACCTGAGCGCCGCCCAGGCCGCCCTGCAGGTCCAGCGCGAGAGGAGGGCAGCCAGTGCTAACGCCTGACCAGGAAGACCAACTGCTGGTGTCGCTGTTCGCCACCGCTGAGGCGATGGGACAGGAGCTGACCCAGACCGCCGGCCTGATGATGATCGACGACCTGAAGGGCTACCCGGAGCCGGTGGTGGTCGCGGCGCTGCAGGCCTGCCGCCGTGAGGTGACCGGCAAACTCACCATCGGCGCGATCCTGCAGCGTGTGCAGGCCGCAGATGGCCGCCCTGGGCGTGACGAAGCCTGGTCCATCGCCCTGGCCGCCTCCGACGAGTTCGAGTCGGTGATGCTGACCGAGGAGATCCTGGCAGCGCTGCAGGTGGCCAAGCCCAGCCTGGATATGCGCGACAAGGTCGGCGCCCGGATGTCATTCCTCAGCGCCTACGACCGCCTGGTAGAGACGGCCCGCCGCGAGGGCAAGCCGGTCAAGTGGTCGCTCTCCATCGGTTACGACCTGCAGCGCCGCGCCCTGGCAGTAGAGCAGGCCGTACTGCTGCAGCGCCTTCCTGCCCCGGTTGGCCAGCAGCTGCTCGCCGACCTCCGTGAACAAGGCGTGCCGGTGAGCCAGGACGGAGCCGCCATTGCTGGCCTGCTCACTGGTCGCACCGGAAACCCGTCCCCCCAGCTCCGTGAGCGCCTCCTGGAACTGAAGAAGTCCCTGGCAGAGCAGAAGGGCGCCCGCGCCCGAGCGCGCCGCGAAGAGCTCAACCAGTACGACGAACGTCTGAAGGCCCGGCACGAGGCCCGGATGGCTGAAGCACAAGGAGCCGACCATGGCTGACAAACTTCGCTGGCGCCAGAAGCGCGACCGCGACCATAAGCTGATCAACGACTGCTGGATGACCGAGTGCGGCTACACCATCGCGCTGTGCCGGCTGCCGAACAACCGCTACACGATCACCGCCCCGGGTGGCAGCGCTCCGTTCGCCTACACCAACGAGCGCGACGACATCACCCCGCTGATTCTGGCTCACAAGCAAGCCCAGGCGGTGCCGGCATGATGCAGGGAAGAGCAGTTACCGCCGAGCAGCGCCGCTGGCACGACAAGCTGGTGAGCGAGGTCGGCTGCATCGCCTGCCGCAAGGACGGGCGCCTGGGCAACACCCACTGCAGCATCCACCACATCAGCGGGCGCACGAAGCGTGGCGCGCACTGGAACGTGATCCCTCTGTGCGGCCCGCACCACCAGACCGGCGGCGAGGGTGTCGCGCTACATCACAACAAAGCGCGATTCGTAGCGCGCTACGGTCGAGAGGATGACCTCCTCGAGGAATGCGCCAAGATCCTCGCCACCGAAGGCCACGACATCCCTGCCGGCTTCCTGGCCTGGCTGGACGGCGATGAGGTGATGGCGTGAGGCGCGGGCGCGGGATCAGCCCGCTGACTCACAAGCGCCACCCGGACGGCTACACGGTGAACCTGAAGATGCACGACCCGGAGCTGGTAGCGATGGGATGGGTTCGGGTGGAGCAGTACCGGCACGAGAAGAACGGCCACGCGGTGATCGCCGAATTCGGCACCCAGGACGGGTTCCCGTGCTGGATGTACAGGACCCGGATGGCGGACGGCCGCAGCTTCGGCGTCTTCCCCACCGCCATGGGCGCGGCCAAGTGGATCGAGCGCGAGCTGGCGCGGGAGGTGGCCCATGTCGGGTAAGCGCCTGGTATCAACCCATGCCTTCCGCCGCCCCTCCGTTGACTACGAGGGCAAGGAGCAGGCCTCCCTGTTCAAGTGGCTGGCCCTCCAGCACCCGCAGGCATTCAAGCTGGCCTATCACGTCCCGAACGGCGGCCACCGCGTCAAGGCAGTCGCTGCGAAACTGAAGGGGCAGGGCGTGAAGGCTGGCGTCAGCGACATCGTGCTGCCGATGGCCCGTGGCGGCTACTTCGGCCTGTACATCGAATTCAAGGCGACCCCGCCCCACGACTCGCCGGTTACTGACAGCCAACAGTCGTACCTGATGAGCGTTGAGCTGCAGGGGTACATGGCCCTGGTGTGCCGGGGGATCAATGAGGCGATCGAGGTCATCAACGGCTACATGGCCATGCCGCCCACCCAGGCGGTGAAGGGGTGATCCCGAAGCGTCATGGGCCAGGTAGGAGGCTGGAGGTGATCGCCCTGGCTGCCTGCCCCGATTGCGCTGGCCAGGGGTGGACGAGAGGAATCTTCCACGACATCAAGTGCAACACCTGCGGCGCCTCGGGGATGGTGAGCAAGGACTCAGGCGAGGCACTGCCTGCCGAGGTGCTGGTGCTGCAACTGCGCCTTCGCCTCAATCAGCGGGACCGCCGGATAGCGCAACTAGAAGGCAGCCCGCAGAGCAAGGGCGGCCCGCACGAGGATTACAGAGGAAAGAGGAACCCCGCCGGGATCGGCGGTGGCAACTGGACCGGAGATTAAGGGGGAAGACCATGGTTTACGCATCAGTACTCGCTGCGGTGGTTTCCGCTCTCGCGGCAGAGACGATCGACAACACGGCCAAGCAGGCATGGCAGAAGCTCTATAGGCCTGGCCACGAAGATGGACACGATTTCGCCACGCTGATGGGCAGCGATGGGGCAGGTCTGAACCGCACTGACGTGGACTGCTGGGTGTTTGCCCGCCTGCATAGCCAGCTCAAGCCCAGGCACTGGGATGTACTGGCCGCTCGGTACGGCACCCACAAGGGAAGGAAGGTGGCTGCGATCGGGCGGCTCTGCCCGCTAATCCCAAGCCACGCGCCGAAACTGTTCGTGCAGAAGGCTGTAACGGCCTGGGCCATTCCGCAGATGAAGGGCGTGGATGGGAAGCGCTCATGCGACATGATCGTGCTGCCGAAGAGCTTCTACGACATGAACACCTGGGATCTGGACGCCAGGCCCGAGCAAACTCGCCGGCGCTGGAGGGGCGATGTCCGCAAGCGCCTGGATGAAATGGTGGAGGAGGCGCTCATCGCCGCAGGGGAGATTCTGGAAGCCGAAGGGGTGCTGTTCACCGAAGCGGCATAACGGGTTGCAACCCGTGAGCGCATGAGCGATATTAAAACCATCCTGTCGATCTTACGCGTTGCGAGGACCGACTCCGACAAAGCCCTGGCCATCCCGCCGGGGCTTTTTCGTTTCTGGCGCATGGCGCCCCATCTTGCTCTGCGCTGCTCCCCTCATCATCAGCAGCGCCCTTGCCCCCTCCCGGGGCCTTTTATTCATGGAGAGACCTATGGAACCGACGTCGACTGCGGCGGGTGCGGTATTCGCCAAGTATGGCGTCGCGATCGCCGGCTTCGCTGGCGCCGTGCTCTCGCTGAGCTTCTTGAAAGGGCTCACTCGCAAGGAGGCTGGCCTGGCCGTTCTCACTGGCTTCGGCTCTGCTGTCTTCACCACGCACTTCGTCATCAACTACTTCGGGCTTCCGGCAGACGCCGACTCCCGCAACGGCGTGGCCTTCCTGATCGGCCTGCTGGCGATGAACATCATCCCGGCCATCAAGGCTGCGGCGGAGCGATTCACGCCCACCAGAGGCACCTGACCATGATCAACTCCCTGCTGATCGGCCTGGCTGCGCTGCTGTGCATCCTGGTCGTACTGGCTGCGCTGGATTACCTACGCGCCGTGAGCGTCTACGAGCATCCTGTGCTGTGCCTGTCGTTCTATCTGGTGGCCATCGGTGCGTTCGGTGGCCTGGTCGTCACAATCAAGACCTGGCACTTCGACCCCTTTAGCGCCCTGGTGCATTCGGGACTGCTGCTATTCGCGTTCGTGAAGCGCCGGCACATCTTCCGCGATGAGTGGGGGTGGTCAGGCGTCGAGCGCCGCCAGCGGTGATCACGGTCAAGCCGACTGGTCTCGAGCAGGCTATGGCTCGGCTCACGGACTTGGAGCGCAATCAGCTCCCGTTCGCCACTGCTCTCGCCCTGACGCGTACCGCCCAGGTGGTGGCCGAGGACATCCGCGCCGAGATGGGTGTGGTGTTCGACAGGCCTACGCCTGCCACGCTCAACAGCCTCTACATCCAATCCGCCACCAAGCAGAAGCTCGAGGCGCGTGTATGGATCAAGGATGGCCGCAGCGTGAACGGAAAGGGCAATGTGGTTGGGCGTGAAGGTGCATGGGGTAAGGGTAGGGCTGCATCCGCCTGGCTGACCCCTGAGATCTACGGCGGCCCTCGCGACGACAAGGGCATCGAGAAGATGCTCAGGCGCAAGGGCGTGCTGAAGCAGGGTCAGTACATCGTCCCAGGGAATCGGATGGAGTTGGATGCCTACGGCAACATCCCCAAGGGCACGCTGAACAAGATCATTTCCGGCGCCTCGCTCTTCACTGAGGAGGGCTACAGCGCCAACGCCACAGGCAGCAAGCGCAGCAGGGCCAAGGGCAACGCCAAGCGGTACTTCGTCATGCACAACGCCAAGCGTGAGCCATTCGCTGTGGCTGAGCGCACAGGCAATGGCAGGTCAGGGCTACGTGTGGTGCTGGCCTTCGCTGGCCGAGCCCCGAGGTATCGAAAGACCCTCGACTTCTTCGAGATCGCAGAGCGCACGGCTCAGCGCGAGCTGCCGATCCAATTCGAGCGCGCGATGGCGCAGGCCATGGCTACCCGGCGTCGATAGGCTGGCCCTATGGGTCTTGGGTCCTCCCGGAGGGGGTGGCCTATGAGGGTAATTCGAGCCCCGCTTTCACACTATG